CGGTTAAGGACGGCATCAAAGCCGGGGAATCCATGATCAACGACCTTTACAATTTAATTGAAGAGTGGAAGAAGCGCGGCATTTCAGAAGAGAACATTGCCAGAGTCCTGGTCTTCATACATCCCGACATCATATTATCTACTGCGCCCAGCAAACAAAATGCTTATAATTTATTAAACATATCTATAAGTAAAATTGCCGAGGCTCTTAACGAAGACGAAAACTCGGACAACGGAGAAACGGTGCACTGATGCAACTCAGATACTACCAAGAAGAGGCGCTTGGATCACTACTGGATTACTTCCAGGCAAAACCCATTGATCACAACCCACTCCTCGTTTTACCCACTGCTGCCGGGAAAACCATTGTGTTTTCACACCTGATTAAAGAGCTCAGCTCTAGCAATAATCGGTTCTTAATTCTGGCGCACCGACAAGAGTTGGTTTCACAAGCCAAAGACAAACTATTAAAGGTGTGGCCTACCGCACCTGTCGGTGTTCTAGCCGCCTCACTAAAAAGCTATGACACCGACGCCCCAGTATTGATCGCATCCAGGGACACCCTAGCGTCCGAAAAGCGACTGGATGCGATTCCTGGAGTTGACTATATTATTATTGACGAGGCGCATCATATAGCGCCTGGTCCTAACACGCGCTATCGAAAAATATTAAACGCAATGAATGAAAAGAAACCTTGTAGAGTCATGGGGGTAACCGCCACGCCTTATCGCATGGGACAAGGTTATATCTATGGTGACAAGCTAGATCATTTCTTTAGAGAGGTAGCCTATCAAATCTCCATCCCACAATTGGTTCAAGATGGTTACCTCTCGCGACTTTCTGCGTTTGCTGTTGACAACAAGGCAGTCATTGATGCCAGTGGTATTAGACTCAAGTTTAAAGGGGGCGATTATCGCGAGGGCGAGTTGGAAAAGTTAGCTTTACACGAACCGCTCATGCTTGATATTTTTAACGACTGGATGGATAAGGCCTACTTAAAAGGCCGCACTGCAACCGTATTCTTTTGTGTGTCGGTTCTTCATGCGGAAACAATGTGTTTGTTCCTCAAGGAACGAGGCATTAATGCTGAAGTTGTTACCGGCACCACCCCCACAAAAGAAAGGGAGCGCATCCTGCACGACTTCGAGATAGGCAATATCAACGCCCTATGTAATGTAGGCGTGTTGACCGAAGGCTGGGATGCGCCCCGAACCGATTGCCTGGCGCTGTTAAGACCGACACAAAGTCTTGGACTCTATGTCCAAATGTGCGGCCGTGGTATGCGTCAGTATCCGGACAAGGACAATTGTTTAATGCTGGATTATGGCGAGAACATGCAACGACACGGTTGTTTGGATGAGGCCATACCCGAAGATGAAGGCGCCCAAGCCAAGATCAAAGTGTGCGACAGTTGTTTCGCAGTGAACCCCAGATCGTTTAAAGATTGTCGTGAATGCGGTGACGCCTTTCCTGAACCGCAAGCCTTTCATTTTCAGCCCGAGAGAAAAGCACCCGGTCTAGCCAAAAGCGGTTCAGCTGGTGAAGGCTATGTGTTATCGGATGAGAAGAAGGACAAGGTAGAAAACATTTTCAATGTGAGCCGAGTGTCCGCCCATCCCATGACTTCAAAAGGCGGTAACTTTTATTGTAAGGTGGTGTTTGAGTGTGAGGACCTGTTTAACCAGTATCAATTGCCTCTCATGTTCGGCCATCCCAAGGCAGACCAGTTTGCCAAATCCAGATGGAAGCGCATTACCATGGATTTGTTTCCACCCAAGACCGTTAGCGAGGCGGTTGAGTTGATTAATAAGAAGGGTGCCTTTAATCACATCGACGGCATCCTCACCAAAAAGGAAGGCAAGTACGAGAACATCAAAGTAATTTATGCAGGAGAAAGGAGAATAACGCTATGAACATAGTAGAAGAGTTTGATAAAGCAGAACAGCAAGGACAAAAGCATCGTGTGCACATGGGCATGAGCATCATTGGCGACAACCCGCGCAAGCTATGGCTTATGTTTAGATGGTCTTTCCCGATGATTGACAACAGCAGAATACTGCGCTTGTTTGATCTGGGCAATCGCATTGAGGACCAGGTGGTTGATGCACTAAAGAAAAGCTCGATTAATGTATCGGCTGTGGATAAGGACGGCAAACAATATCGCTGTTCCCACTTGGCCGGACATTTGGGTGGCTCCACAGATGGTGTTGTTAAGAACGTTGATCCGGAGAATCCTGAAGAAGTGATGCTCCTGGAGGTCAAATCGGCCAACAACAATCGATTCAATGAGCTGCAACAAGGGGAAAGCTACGAACAATGGTCTTCCAACTACGCGGTTCAAATCCAATGTTATATGGCTTCATTTAACTTGAAGCGCACTTTGGTGGTTGTGTATAACAAAAATGATTCATCGCTTTATACGGAGATTATAGATGCCAGAGAGGGTGTTTTGGAAAAGATGAAGAAAAAAGCCCGTGAAATTATTGCTGCAACAGAACCGCCGGAGTCTCCTTACTCACCCACCGATTATCGAATTAAGAAATTTATGTCGGCAAAAGAACAGGCCATTTATAATTTAGAACAATTACCGGACGATGTTAATTGCCGTAATTGTAAACACAGCGAGCCGGTACTGGAGGGTGATGGCGGCTGGCGGTGTAATAAATTTAATAAAGCCATTGATGAGGAAACACAGCGTCAAGGTTGCGATGATCACATTTGGCTACCCGCCCTGGTTAATCTTCCCATTGAAAGCAAAGGCGAGGATGATATAACTTATATGAAGGGAGGTAAATCAATAACCAATGCCCCGAAAAATAAAACAGGCATGAACGTTTTCACGAGCACTGAAATGAGAGAGCTGTCTAAATCTTATTACGACCCTGAGTTAATTAAAAAACTGTTAAGGTTCCGGGAAGAGTTCGGCGTTGATACCAGACTAGAAGAGTTGACCAGAGATGGCTGACGACCCCGTCAATCACCCGGCTCATTACACGAAAGGGACCATTGAGGCGCTCGATGCCATTGCATCAGCTCTGAACGGATCCGAGTTCGTCGGCTACCTCAAGGGGCAAATCTTTAAATACATGTGGCGTGCCCCGCATAAGAACAAAGCGCTTGAGGATTATAAGAAAGCCAGGTTCTATCTGGATATGCTAATTTCCAGAGAGGAGGCCGTCGAGGTTAGAAAAAAAAATAGTCCAAAATTCTAGTTTGTTGTTGCGCGACAACTCCAAAAGCCTTTAACCATAAGCTTTTTTTTTAGACTCATTCTAAAAAAACACACCCAAATCAGTCCAAACAAGGATCGTTTTCTCAATTTTATAACTTTTTAAGTTCTGTTTTCTCTTTGTAAATCAATGACTTATGGTGTCATGGTATAATATAGGGGTGCTCTTTAACAACTAGATTGAAATTCAATCCCTTTGAGAAAGGGGCATTTATATTAACTAATCATAAAGGATAAATATTATGAAAAAGAAAAATGACAATTACACGCCTATATATGAGGCCTATGGATATAACGACATGAAGTCTTTAATGGAAGCCATTAGCGAACACGTTAAAACTTCTAGCAAAGAGAGGCCGTTAACAAAGAAGGCCTATAAAAAAACAAAAGGCTAGAACCGAGAACCCACATCACTAACCTGGTGTGGGTTTTTTTATAACACCACAAAAAGCCGAGGATTCTTCACAATCTCAATTGTAACGTCTGGGTACAGGGCTTCGACCAGCTTCTTCTTTAGTTTAAACACGGCCGTCTCCACGCCCTTCACATCTTCCACCACTTCCTTGCCGTTCTTTAACGTGTAACGAAAGTCTGAGATGTAGGTGCATATTTTCTTGCCGCTGACTTCACAGGGAAACTTCGGCTGCAATTCCAGGTTGGTCAACTGCCCGGCCTTCTCCATGAGTTTTAGCTGTTTGTATCTGGCGGCTTCGAGCTTGCTGTCAAATTTATGGCCATCGTATTCAACACGGATCGCGCCGTACTTGCTTCTACGTCGACGCACTACTCAATGCCCATGAGCTTTTCAAGCTCTTTCTGGCGTAACAATATAGCTGCCGAACCCTCTGGATCTCTTCTGGCTTTATCAAGAGCAGTTAGTCTTCTGCCTGGTTCAACCGGAGGTGTAAATGTAGGTGCGCTTATACCTGGCAATGTTGGTCTAATTTCTTCAATAAAAGACTGTCTCAATTCTTCTTCTGGGAACCTCGCCCCTTCTTTTTGTAGCTCTCTTTCAATTTGATAAGCGGACGGATAATAAGGAATGAACGTTCGGTTCATGATCATTTCTGGGTTAGAAATCTTCTTCTCTTTGAGCACTTTATAGATTTCATTCTCACCAGCCCCCAAAGCTTTAGCATCTTCAATAGCCATTGATAAGTCTTTCATGGACTGGAACCTAGCTTCATTGGTTTTCATCAATGCTCTAACATGTTCTTCTGGGTTTAATATATTTGGATTGCTTACAGCAGCCGTGTAATAAGACACTGCTTCTCGCATTTCCTCTTTAGCATCGAGCGCTCTAAAACCAAGTGTTCTTTCAATGGTGGGCTTAATGGTTTTCAATCCAGTAAATGATTCAGCAATTTGTCCGTAAGTATTTGGCCTAATTCCTTTTGAGTTTAAGGGCGTATCTGCAAGGCCTAGCGAATTTAATGTTGCTCTAGGTAGGTCTTTCCAAAACAAAGGTCCCATGTCTCCAGGTCTTCCTGGTTTTAGTGTAGCAGGTAAAACTGGAGGTGCAGCAGAATTAACAATGTGAGCAATTATTTTTCCAGTCACCAAACCAGCGTCATCGGTTGAGTTCCATATTTTTTGAGCAGACCCCGATGCGTAAGTCACATTTCTTGTAAGGTCTAAACCAATATTGGTTGCAATAGAAGCGCCCACAAAAGGCTCAAGATATTCTCTAATCGCACCTGGATTATCTCGATTTCCAATTAGGCTTTGCATTAATATCTCATTAAGTTTGTCACCTCTTGTCTCGCCGTTTTGCACCGCATTAAAAACAGCCGACACAGGCGTTCTTAGATATTCATAGGGGTTAGTGTAAGAGTAATTAAAAAACTCTACTATATTGCCGTCTTTGTCGGTTCGCATTGGAATGAGGTCCGCATTCTTTTCCCAAGGCGCTGCAAAACTTCTCTTATAGGCCTGGACTTGTTCGTCATCAGCACCCGTCATGTATTTACCAAACTCGTAGGTCGCTTTAGGAATGCCGTACATGACTGCCATGTTGCCCATCAATCGACGCATACCAATCTCGGCCAATTCTGGGACGCCGCTGGCAATTTCATCAATTGCTCTTGATGTGGACGCAACCGAGGTTCTTATGGTTTCAGCAGGGAATGCAATAAAATTACCAAACGGAGTTCGTCTTAATGACTGAATAATTTGAGGTACTTTTGAATAGTTAGGCACCGTGTTTCTGACAATGCCCGCGCCCATTTCTTCAATGACTTCATTTTTCATTTTGGCATTTAAGCTGTTCCAATTTCCTCCGGCCTTCTCAACCTCTCTAAATGTTCTTGCACTAAGGTCTTTGTAATAACTAGTAGGGATAACAAAGTCAGCATTTTTAGAAGCAGCATTATCAAACCCTCTTAGAAGGCGCCCTTTCTCCATTTCCCAACTCGCTATCTTCCATAAGTCATCTGAGCCAACATAAATTTTGGTAGCAATATTGTTTTTATTAAATTTTGCAGCCTTGCTGAAAGGGTTACTTTCTTTTAAGCCCATAGCTCTGACCGAATCATCAACTAAGCTATCAATTTCACCGATTCTTGCACCCGATTGAACGACTCCTTTTTTTTGTGCATTGGCATAATAAGCAGACATGTTTGTGCCTTGTGTTTTCTTTAACATGTCAAATACTATCATCATAGAATCTTGTAGTGTTTTACCGCTGGCGATGTTGCCGTTCATGACCGCAAACAAGGCCGCACTGGTGGCGTTTCTGACTTGAGTGATTGGACTGTAAACCGTTTTGGCTGCTTGCACCATACCTTTAGCGCCAAGAAAAGCTCCCCAAGCTTTTCCCATAACGCCAGGGGCTTGGTCTAACCACCCTTTTTGTGCTCCAACCAAAGCATCGGCCATGCCTTGTGTAGTTATTTTTCCAGCAATGTCGCCAAATTTTAATTCATCTGGGATTGTAATCGGCATTCCAGTTTCATCTAAGAATCCGGCTCTAATATTCTCTGGCACTTCATCAATATTGTTATAAAGAAATCTTTTGTTGCTTCCTTGCTCAGCTAGTCTTCTATTAATATCCGCAACATCATCTAGGTAACGCATGCTCGATGTCATCTTTGCTAGATTCTCAACTGTAGCTCTATTAATCATTTGAATTTCTGCAATTCTTTCTTTTGCTGATCCTGTTTTTGCTGTTACCTCTCCTAGAAAACTTCGCATTTCAGGTAGGTCTTGAAGTTTTTTACCTTTTAAAAGACCCATCTTAACGCCATCTAGGGACATTTCTGGTACCATAAAAGCGTTATCAAAGTTTCTTTTCTTTAACAAATCTCTTAATATGATGTCCGCCCTACCTTCTAATAATTTTTTTAAACCATCTGGTTGTGTTGCAAATCTAATTATTTCCTTATCTGTTGGCCTAACAATCTTCTGGTTTATTAGTTCTTCTCTAGCGCTCTTCCACTTGGCGCTGTTATAAGGAACCACATGATCAATATTATCAATAAAGTTTCGATAAGCTTGGTAACCGTATTTTTCAATATTAGCTTCGACCGCTGCTGCGTAATTAGGATCTAAAAATTTTTTATTTTTAATAAGGAGTGCACTCATGGAATCAATTTGTGTACGAGTTCTTTCTGCGTTTTTAGCAAATGAAAATTTAGGAGCTATCTGTTCTTTCCATGTTATTTCTTTTGTCTTTGGATTAACCTCTTCAGTTATAGTTTTAAACCAATTCTTTTTTGTCATGTATTGATCGTCAACAGCTTTGAGGTTCTTCATAGCCTGATTACGAACCTCTTTTTTGGCGCCGTAAGTTGCTCTTCTGATGTTGTCTGCTACATCCACTAATTGGTCTTTTGACATTTTATTGCTTTTATTAAGCCAATTAAAACCGCCCCACAGATTTCCCATATTGCTTTCTAATTGAGTTAACTCCTTGTTAACAGACGCTGTTTTAGCCGCCTTTGCTTCTGCCGCCTCAACTGTTGTGAAAGCACCCTGTGGACGAAACTTTGAAATTGTTTTATATAACTTATCTCCTCTTAATTGTCCTTCATCTAAAATGTCTCTGAGATTATTTTTTTTGTTTTGCATCCATTTAGCGGCAGCCATAGCTGATTTAGATTGACCTGCAACTTTAGCAGTGCCAGCGCCGGCTGCTTTCAATCCTTTCCAAAGCGCTGGAAGACCTAACATAATAAGACCGCCTTCAGCACCTACTCTGAATCTATGTGAAAGACGATCTGATGCATTGATTTTTTCATCCAACAAATTTATTTCATTCTGTGGATTAGTTGGACCAAAGAAGCTTGGATCCATCACATTATACATGCCTTTGACAATACCCAATTCTGGAGTGTCTACTGTGGTCGCAACAAAATCAGCCGCTGCAATAGGCGCTACCGTGTGTTTTATAAACGATGGTTTCTTGGCATACTTACTGCTTTGATCAAACAGTTTTTTGCTTTTTGGTTTGAGTAAGCTTTTACGAACCATTTTTGTGGCTATACTGGCAGGCGCCCCAAACTGAAACAGAGCAGAGGATACATGTCCTGCTGTGCTGATCGGTTTTTCTATTTTGTGTTTTTCAAAATAATCAGTTACATCAGATGTGTAATCGGTTCCTTTAGCTATATCAAAAGCTGTAGCCGCTAACTCAACAGGACCTTGAATTAATCCAGTCGTTAAACCATAGATGGGTCCTTTGATAAAAGTTTCGCCCAACACCGAATAATCGCCAGTCTTTTTTCTTAACTCTCGTCTTGCTTTTTTTTTGGCAACTTCTGGATCGTCTGTGCTATTGACAGTAAAAAGCTGTCCGCCTACTTTTACTGTTACAGGCATTAGTCTTCTATAACTGTAGGCACTTGAAGATTTTTAATTATAGATGTCAGTTCATCTGTGTCCATCATATCAAGTATGTTCATAATCTCTAACCTAATTTGTGCGCCCGTTTTACTTCCACCCATGTCCATGTGTTCTGGGTGTTTTTCAAAGTTAACACCGAACCGCTCAAAAGCTGTATTTATGTATTGTGCTTTTAAGTCGTCCTTGTTTGCAATTTTACCTTGGTATAAATCAGTCATGTCCAACAACTCTTTAGGGCTATAGCCTGACATTCTAGACAGTTCTTCAATTTCTCTGGCTTGATCCGATTGAGGAAGACCCATTCTTTCTTCTGCAAAGATATTGGCAGCATCAGCAAAATTGACTTGTCTTGTGCCTGGAGCATTCATCATTTCACCAAGACGACCTGTAGTACTAACGATATCTTGAAAAATTCTGCTTTTTTCTCTGGCTCTGGCTTCTTCTTGTTTGGCTTTTTCTATCTCTCTTAATTTTTCTATTTCTGCATCAGAATCTACCAACACTTGTTGTGCGTCTTCATCGTCTCCACCAAACAGCCTTTTACCACCGGCAACAGCAAGAAGACCGGTCGTCAACTTGTTGTTCATAATTAGGTCTTTGGCTCGTCCGGTTAAACCTCTAGTTGTTTGTGAACCCATATTTAAAACCATTTGTCCTTGCGTGGTATTGGCATCTATCCATTTATCTTTTGCTTCTGACCAAACCTCTTTTGTTTTGCCACTACCCCTAGTTTTTGGTGTTATTTTTCTGCCGCCAAAAACCAATTTACCAAGCGTTCCACCACCAAGACGCCTTACTCCTGCCCATCTTGCTACAGGAATCGCTAGAGATGCCATTGCTGCCGCATCAATTGGGTTCTCTTTGATCCACTCTAATATGGATTGTCGTTCTTCAGGAGGCAAATCTTTTAATTGATCTTCCACACTTGCATCACCACCCTGGTTCATATTAACCGGAACAATTCCACTAACAATACCGCCGGCGTTATAGTCTCTAGGTTTTTGAACATAACCACCCTGTGCTCCTTTGCTTGGGTCTGGACTACCCCACCAGCCAAATGTTTGACCAATATCGGCTAGAGTATTACCAAGGCCCAATATTCCGCCTATACCTTGAATGGTACTGCCGGCACTGGTTGGTTGCTGATACGTTTGAGGTTGCATTACTTTAGTTTCATACCCGCCGATTAACTCACCAGGTCTGAATCCACCCAAGACATTCATGCCTCTCATGGCTCTATCCCAAGGTTCGCCTGCTCTTTGCTGTGCGGCTTGATACAATCTAGACAGTCCTGATTGTTGAGTTGTTTGTCCTTGTGTTCCTAGCGCGTTAAGCAAATTAGCATAGTTAGACAGTTCTCCTGATTTCTGCTGACCAAGTCCTGCTACCCCAGTGCCCAACTGACCAATCTGTGTGCCTAGTTGTCCGTATTGACCACCCGTACTTGTTAAGCCTTGTCCGAATTGTCCAAGCTGTCCGCCCAATGTACCTAATCCTTGTCCGAATTGTCCGAGCTGTCCTGCTAGAGTTCCTATACCTTGACCTGCTGTTTGTGCTGCTTGTTGTGCTTGTTGATAACCTTGGCTTCTTATTCCAGACAGAGCCTCTAATATACCTCGTTCGCTTTCTGCTTGTCTTTCTCCGGCCAATAAACGACCACGAGAACCACCAAAAGCACCACTGCTTATGTCTTGAGCACGCCCTGCAATATCTTGTTGGGCTGAAGTCTTCCTCATTCTCTCTAAAGTGTCATCAATAACTCGGTCTTCATAGGGGTTATAAAACTGTTGGGCAGCGCCGGGTGCAAACATATTAGCTGCTTGACCTGTCATTTGTGTGCCTAAACCGTATAAACCAGAGCCTTGTCCTACGAGTCCTGTGCCTTGTCCATACATTCCTTGAGCGGTGCCTAAAGCATCGGCTCCTTGTCCGATCATTCCAGCACCCTGACCCATTAAGTTAGTCGCCGTGTTGTAAGCGCCCATATCAGGACCCGCCGACATAGCGGCTTCTCTAGCCTGCATTTGTAACGGAGTTAATCCTGCTGTTCCTTCCATTGGAATTTGTTGGGGTTGATTCATCAAACCACCAATACCATCGGATCCAAAAATACTAGAGCCTAGTCGTCTTTGATAATCTTCAAACCAAGGCTGATAAAACTTATAACCCGCTTGCGGTGCAGTTATGCCTTGTGCGTTTATTGTTTGTGTTGTAGATAATGGATTAGATAATGGCATATCAACCGCCCCTCATTTGTTGTGCTAATTGTTGTCCTATAGCTTGCTGTAAATACATTTGTCTAGCGCCTGCTAATCGTTGTTGTTCCGGATCCATTGCCACCTCTTGCGGCATTCCTTGGTTCAATAATGCCATCGCACCAATCCCTCGGTTAGCTTCAGCATTGGTAACGAACTCGCCATCCGATAACATGGCCGGTATATCATCACTGGTTTCAGTGCCCGGACCTTCGGTTAATCCGTTACGACGCATAAAAGCACCGTCTGCTACATAGGTTACACCAGGTACTTGTTGAGAGTCTAGGTTTTGAATCCTTGCAACCGGTGGCGGCGCTATTGTAAATGAGAACGGACCTTCTTGTTGAGCGTTGTATTGCTTGGTTACTTCCGATGCAAAGGGGTAATAAATAGGTGCATTTGTATCTGGTAAAAATGTTGGTCTCCCTACGCCACCGCCAGGCATATTGGCGTAATCAGCTGTAGCCCCAAATCCAGACGGATCAAATTGACTAGATGCAAATGATCCAATGCCACCGCCACTAAGCTGGTCATCTCTTCCTGAAGCGCCTGCTGCTTTTCCAAGGCCGAGGAGTGAAAGTATGCCTAGTATTCCCTGTATGCCGAGCTTGTCATAAGCCTTGGACAGCCAATCTTTGATTCCATCGCCTTCTTCGTCACCTTCACCACCTTCACCACCTTCAGCACCTTCAGCACCTTCACCACCTTCACCACCTTCAGCACCTTCAGCACCTTCAGCACCTTCAGCATCAGCACCTTCACCATCAGCACCTGTGCCTAGCTCTTCTCCTGCCAATCCTGCAATTTGATCTTCCGTGAGATCACCTATTGTTTCACCAATATAATCACCAGCATCATCATAAGTCTCACCAATATAATCACCAGCATCGCTCAAATAATCAGAAAGCATATTATAGCCAATGCTATCTTGTATTGTTTCTCCAACATTTCCTACGCTTTCTACCGCATCAATAATTGGTGAATTAGGGTCTATAATTTCTAATGAATCACTTATTGCATCTGGGTTTGTGGGGTTCCCAGCAATTCCCAAAATACCACTTATGGTGTCGTAGGCATTTCTAATTCTATAGCCCCAAGGAGGTGTTCCAGTAGTAGTGACTTCATCAATAACTGTATTATCCGGTGGGCCGCCAGGTACGCCACCAATTGTATTGAGATAATCACTACCAGTAGCCCCACTCGTTGCTTTACCAGAGTGTTGCATGATTGCTAACATAATTTCGGCTTCTGATGGAATGTTTTCAATCCCAGAAGGGATACCAGTAATAGGAAGTCCTCCTATACCCGATCCAGTTCCTTCGTAATAGCCAGGCATTATCCGGCTCCCCATTGTACGACAGGAGCATTTTCATCAAAGCCCCCATGTTTTATATAATATGCAGCTAGTTCATCATAATTAGACGGCTTACTTAATCCAGCGCTTGGGTTCGCCGCTACTCTTTCGCGAGCCGCCTGTGCGCCACGTCCAAAGCCTCGTCTCTCAAGTTCTAATCTTTGTTCTATTGGCATATTTTTCATTATTCGTCTCTCTCTTGTTTCCATTCGCTGGCCTTGCCCAAAGTTACCGCCAGCGCCTTTACCAAAACCTCCAGAACCACCTACATTATACATCGCTGAATAAACTGGCATTGCCATTAACGCACTAGCGGTAGACATTCTAGCGCTCATGTCTTGAGCGGGAAGGGTTTTAAAAGTTTCAGTCTTTCCAGTCTCCTCATTGTATCTTTCACCAGGAACCTCAGCGCCCACCACCTGTTTTTGAAACTCATGGGTCGACATATTTCTTACTTCATCTATAGCTTCTTGTGAAGCACCAGCTTTTTCCATTTGTTGTATAAGTCTAGTTCTAATTCCTTGTCCTCCAAATTTATTTGCCAGTTGGCCAACAACCCGTATTATCAAAGGTCCCAAACCACCTGTCATTCCAGAAAGTATAGTATTGCCCACACGATCAGGAGTAAATATACTTTTCACAATGTCTCCTGTGCTCTCTGGCTCGTGAGTATTCTGTCCATATATATTTCCATATATATCGTGTTCTATAGCTCTTTTTTGCAAGTATTTTTTTCTTTTGATAGCATCAGCAACTGCGCGAGCATCGGCACTTTCTTGTGCACTCATGCCACTTCCATAGCTGGGTTTTTTCACACCAGTAGTAAGAGCAGAATTAAAATATGGATTAGCTGTTGATCTATTAAATTCTGCAAGAGCATTAGATTCATAAGGATTTGTTAGTGGTTTGCTGTCGACTAAATCACCATCAGCTAAATGCACAATGCCTCCAGAGTTCATGCCTGTGGGTGAAAAATTAACATCTTCTGGATCACCTAGTTCATTAAACTTATCCATAGAGCCGCCCATCATTATCTTTGATATTAAAGCGTTGATGCCAGCCACGCCTTTAGTTATTGGGTTATATTTGGTGGGTAATATGCCTCCTTTGCCTGCTCCCTCAAGATTTTCAATAGATTCATCGTATAAAGAACCCAAAGAATCATCTTCGGGGTCAAAAAAAACATCTTTTAATGCGGGAGGCTCAAACATCAATGGTCCAACATCAGACCCCCAACTTTCCATAGCCTCATGATAAGCATTGAGCCTATCGGTTTCATGTTGCTCCAATAGCTTCTGCAACCCGCCTGGAGTCGGAGTAACGCCTAATTGTTCTACAATCTCTTCTCTCATTTTCGCATTATATAAATATTGCGAAGATCCCACGAACCGAGAGTCTTTACAGTATATCTGTTTTTTAAGTTATAAATCAATGGATATTGCTCCGTTGGTGCTTACTGATAATGAGCTAACAGCCCCTGTTGCGCTAACCCCTCTAGTCGTTCCTGAATAAATATCATGCCATTTGGAGCCATCAAAAACTTGTAAACTCTTAGCATTGAGGTTCCAGATCACATCACCAGGATTGAACTTATTTTGAGACAGCGTGGTTAATGTGTATTGAGGCGTTGCCGTCGGATCAAACGTGCCTAAGTTTAATTCAAGGACACGCACCAAACGATTGTATACATCCGGGGAAACCTCTCCTATGGCATTAGGAAGTCTCGTTTCAAGAAGTTTTCCCATTAGCGTTTGCCGTTAGGTCTAATTTCCATTCGGGTTGCTCCCACTCGAAACCCTAACCCTTCTCTTAAGCCTGCTGAATTATCGTCATCGGACTCAAAACGCAGCACGACCTGACGTGCTCTAGCTCTGGTATTAATTTTATCGGTAGAAGAAGTAACAGATGTAGTAGAGGCAGTGCTTAAACTTTCAGCCGGCCAGTTTCGTTTCTTAAGCACCACGTTCATGGCAGCATCGCTATTTGATCCTGTAAATCTAATGTCCGGTATGATGCGATTAACAAAAGTGTAATAGTCGCCTTCTTGAATATCTAAACTACTGGATTCAACATAGACATTGTCCATAGGGGATCCGTCCGCATCGTTTCCTGTTTCATGTTTGTATAAATAATTATAAGTGTCTTTGCCCATAGCCCTGGGATAATCTTCAACACCTTCATCCAGCCAAGAATAACGAACCAGTTGCCCAATTGACCAAGTTTGTTCCAAATAATTGTAAACCACATAACGATCAATTTCATCGCTACTACTTGAACAATAGAACCAACCCACTTCATCAAAGGCTTTATTTAGAAAACCAAACACTTTGAATGCTTGGGTTAAATTAATGTCGCTAAACACATAACTATGTACCGAAGACGCCAGTGGCGCTACCGAACCGTTATAAAAATAAAAGCCTTTTAAGTCCATCCAGAAAACACCACTAGGTGCATTGACAGCAGCGTTAGGACCAATTAACCCCACGCCTTCATTTACTAAGTTGGTGCTGAAAGTGTAAGGTGAACCAATAAATGTCATGGAATATAAAGACATGTCTGTCCAAATTAAAGTTTCTTGTCGTGCCCTTAAGCCGCCAATAATTAAAGACCCGGCAGATAATCTAAAAGACCCTGAGGTGTTCGTCAGCGTAGGTTCCCATTCGGCCGCGTTTTCCTGATCCGACCAACAAATAAACATAGGGTCCAATGATCCTGTCCTGGCAGTGCCGCCATCATTTAAAGGGTCAGCTCCTAAACAAATAATGTGTCGATCAATGTCACTAACTAAAACTTGCAAAGCTTTTGTTGGTGGTAAATTGGCACCACTTAAAGAGCTTAAAGCAACAGCTCTGGTCGTTACACCATTAGTTTCATCCCAGTAATAAATACCTCCAGCCCTTGGATTAATAACTAAATCTTCCCCAAAATTATCGTGGCTCCATAATCTTAACTGACTTGTTTCTGATATGGCTGAAGTTGAGCCAAACGCTCCAGAACCCCAATCACTTGCACCCCAACCGGAACCGGGGACATAAACATCTAGGCCTACATTAATTTGATAAGTACCAACCACACTTGAACCGCCGTTACCAGAGTCACTACTATTAGCTGTAACTGTATCGCCGTCCGTGTCTTTAGCTTCGATGGTATAGCTATTAGCATTAACAATGGTTGCTATTTGATATTCCTGATTAAGAACGTCAGCAGTAATTAAACCGCCCAGAGTAGCGGCACCGCTAAAAGTTACAAAGTCATTTTGAACGGCTCCATTTGCGGTATCTGCTACAGTGATGGTGGCGTCCCCGTCAGAGGCAGAAAAAGTCACATCACCCGCAGAGGTGGTTTCTCTAATAGGAGTTACGTCATTAAAATTATTTCCTGATTCTATATAGTATTTCCAGGTTGTGCCTATGCCTAAAAACTTTGTAGTCGCTAGGTTAACCCAACCGTGTAATGCTCTCCCGGTGCCTAAAACATAATTGGTTGTTATTTTCTGCCAACCGCCTATCTTTTCAGGAAAGCCCTTTCTAAACCTTATTAAATTAGCATCAAACCAGCCACCCTCGTTGGTGTAGTCGGTTCCCTCTCTGTTTATACCAGG